TCAACGAGCTCAACACCAACGTCGACGACGCGCTCAACGATGAAGTCGGGGCGGTGATCCGCACCCGCGGCGATCCTCGATCCGCGGTGCAATTCGCCAATATCCCGTTCGCCGGCCAGCAAGTGTTGCCGATCCTGCAATTGCTCAACGAGACGCTGCAGCGGCGCACCGGCCTATCCGACGCGGCCAAGGGCCTCGACCCCAAGGCGCTGCAGAGCTCAACCCAAATCGGCGTCGAGGCGATCATCAACGGCCAGCAAGAGCGCATCGAGCTCATCGCCCGCATCCTCGCGGAAACGGGTTTCAAAGACCTGTTCACCGGGCTCTACAACGAGATCGCGGAAGCCCCGAACCAACGCCGGACTCTGCGCATCAACGGCAATTGGACCGACGTCGACACCGGCTCTTTCGACGCGTCCATGGGCGTCGAAGTCAATTCGACCTTGGGCAAGGGAAGCGACGTCGTGCGGATGGCGACGCTGCAGCAGATCAAGCAAACCCAAGAAATGATCATGCAGCAGTTCGGGGTGACGAATCCCGTCGTCTCGATTCAGGAATACCTCAACACCATCACCGACCAGCTCAAGCTTTCCAACATCAAAAACGTCGGCCGCTATTTCAAGACGCCGAGCCCGCAAGTCCTGCAAGCGATCGCTTCGACGCCGAAAGAGCCCGACGCCATGACGATCGCGGCCAAGGCGCAATTCGAAAAGGTCAAGAGCGAAACCGCAAAGGCGGTGGGCGACCAGCAATTCAAGCAACAGAAGCTGCAAACCGACGACGCGTTCCGCCACGAAAAATTGCGCCACGATACGACCTACGATCAGCAAAAGCTGGCGATCGACGCCGCCAAGGCGAAGATACAGCTCGACGGGCAGAGCCAGCCCCCGCCCGCGCCCGATCCGGTCGACGCGGCCAAAGTCGGCGTCGACCTCCACAAAGCGCATCTCGACGCGGCGCTGCAGAGCCGCGAGCTCGACGACAAGTTCACCCTCGAGAGCGCCAAAATCGCCCAAGCGAGAGAGGCCGCGCAACTGCAGGCCTCAACCCAACTCGCCGCGGCCCAACAGGCCAAGAATAACCAAGGCGGGGGCGGCTCATGACGCTCTCGCCCGAGAAACGCGAGCTCGCCAAGGAGGCGAGGGACACCCGCGAAAACCCGGCGTTCAAGACGGCGCTCGAGAAAGCCCGACAGCGCCGGCTCGACGATCTTATGAGCGAGGCGACCAGCGCGACCGAGCGCAAGCTCGAGCTCATCGCCGAACTGCGCGCCTTTCAGGCGGTTGAGCAAGAGCTCAAGTCGATCGCCGACGATTTGATCATGGAGCGGCGTCATGCCTGAAGGCATCGACGACGCCGCCCGCGCCTTTCAAACCGAGATCGCTCCCGGCTCGACCAGGCCGCGCGACGATTCCGGCCGCTTCCTCGGGGCGCAACGCCCCGAACACCTGTTCCAAGAGCGCGCAACCGAAGGCGAGCCGCCCACTGACACGCGCGAAGATCAGCGGCTCGCCGAGATCGAAAGGAGAGTCGCAGATGGGCGGTCTCAAGAAGGGGATGCGGATCGGCTCGAGGGATATGCCGCACGATCCGGCGAAGCGGCCGCCCGACAAGGCGGGCCGCGTCGCGAACGTGTACCGGCCGGCGATGAGGGCGCCCGACATGCCGGCGCCGACGAGCGACACGACGGAGCCGAGACGGAGCAAGGCCGGGGCGACGACGAGCCCGAGCAACACGATCAAGACGGCGAAGGGCCTGACGCGCGGGATGGCGCCGAAGGGACATCCGAGCAAGACGCCGAAAGCCAGTTCAAAGTCACGACGCTAGACGGCAAGCCGGTTGAAAAGTTCGAAGTCACCGTCGACGGCCGCCCGCTTGAAGTGTCGCTCGACGAGGCGCTCGCCGGCTACATCAAAGAGGCGACGTTCAAGACGCGCTTAAACAAGGTGCACGAGGCTCGCCAGGCGGTTGAGGCCGAGGCGAGCCAGGTGTCGCAATGGCGCGACATGTACGCCCAACGTCTGCAGCAGCTTGATCAAGAGCTCGCCGAGCTGACGCCGCAAGAGCCGGATTGGGACAAGGAATTCGCCGCCAATCCGGCCAAGGCGCGGGCCGATCAGAAAGCCTTTCAAGCTATTTACGGGAAGCGCCAGGAAATCGCTCGGCGCCAACAGCAAGCCGCCGACGAGGCGCGGCAAGTCAACGATCAGCGCGTGCAGCGCTACGCGGTTCAACAGTTTGGAGAATTCGTCTCGGAAGCCAATTACCGGGACGAAAAGGCCTTGCAAAGCGAGCTCTCGATCATCCGCTCTTACTTGCGGAAGCGAGGCTTCAGCGAGGCCGAAGCGGCCACCGTTTACGACAAGAGGATGCTCCACGTCGCACGGGACGCCGCTCTTTACGACCAGGCGAACAGCACAAAACCGAAGCCCGTTCGACCTGGCCAAGGCAAGGCATTGATACCCGGAACCGCAAGCCCGGTGGGCCAAGCGGGTCGCCGACACATCGATGATGCGCAGAACAGATTGGCGAAAACCGGCCGTTTAGAGGACGCGGCCGCCGTCATGTCTAGGCTCATCCGATGAGGCGACGCTATGCCCAAAGTAACCAACGCATTCACCACCTACCAGGCGCAAGGTAATCGCGAGGATTTATCTAACGCGATCTATAACATTGACCCGTTCGACACGCCGGTTATGTCGGCTATTCGACGGCGCAACGTCAAGAACCGGATTTTCGACTGGCAAACGGAATTCTTGCCGATCGTTAATCTGAACAACGCCCAAGTCGAAGGCTTCCAGCTCGCCAACCAGCCGGCGCAGCCGACGATTCGCGTCAATAACGTCACCCAAATCTCGGAACGCGACGCGACTGTTTCGGGCACGCAAGAGGAGGTCGACGCCGCCGGCAAGGGCTCCGAAATGGCGCATCAAATGGCGCTCGCGAGCAAAGTGCTCAAGAGCGACATGGAGTCGATTCTGTGCTCCCGCCAGGCGCGCGCCGATGGCAACGACTCGGGCCCGACGGCCAGGACAACCGAGGCCTTCTCGCACTGGCTCGGCCGGGCGGTCGATAAGCACGCGGCCACTGGCGCGGCAGTCGCCGGCGTCACCACCGGCTTGCCGGTCTTGTCGACCGACGCGTTCGCCGCGGTCGCCGGCGCGAGCCAGGTGCAAATCACCGAGGCCATGCTCGGCGCGGCGATGCAACAGGCCTATGTCAACGGCGCGAGCCCGACTCTATGGGTTGTCCCGCCGGGGCCCAAGCGGACGATCTCAACCTTCACCGGCCGGTCGACGACGCAAGTGCTCGTCGGCAAGACAGAAGTCGTCTCGACCATCGATGTGATTGCGACCGACTTTGGCAGGATCAAAGTCGCGCCGTCGCGGTGGATTCCAACCGACGTCGCCCTCCTCATCGACCCCGACTATGCGGCCGTCGCGTTCTTCCGGGCGTTCCGTCAATATTTGATGGCGCGCACCGGCGACGCGGAAACCCGCATGATCGTCGTCGAGTGGGGCCTCGAGATGCGCAACCCGCTCGCGCACATCCTGTTCAACGGGATCAAGCCGTGAACAGGTTGCTAAAGGCGTGGCCCCGCAGATCGCGGGGCTACCTCTGCTTGCTCGGCCGTTACGGCGCCGTCATCCGCCGACGGGAGGCGCGTTGGCGATGACCGAGCAACGCCACGTCTATCTCAACCGTGACGGCGTTCGAAAGACGCTGATTTGGGATGACGCAACGCCCGATCGCGTGACGGTGCAAACCGAGGAGGACATCGAGCCCCTCCTCGAGAGCATCCATCGCGATCGGGAGCTCTTTCTCAACAACGGCCCGAACAAAGTGCTCGGCCGCGTGCCGCGCACCGTCGCCGAACGCGCCTGTCATGAGCAATGGGACGAGGACGATTGGCGCAGATGGTGGAACGGCGAGGGGCGCGCCTTCCGCATCTGGAATCCAGGCGGGTGGGTCTAATGATCGATCGCGACCTCTTCTTTTCGACGGTCAGGCCGAGCCTGTTCGGCGGCAAGCTCAGTCAGAGCCAAGTCGACGGAATGAATTATCTCATCGACGTGTGGGAAGACTATTTCGAGAAGCCCAATCCTCGCGATGGCAACCGTTGGCTTGCCTACTGCATGGCGACCGTCTTTCACGAGACGGGGAAAAAGATGATCCCGGTCGCCGAGAATGGCGGCAAGCCCTACGGCAATCCGCCGGGGAAATATTGGACCCCGACCGGCCCTTATAACAAGGCTTATTACGGCAGGGGCCACGTTCAACTGACGTGGGACACCAACTACCAAAAGGGCCAGAGCCAACTCAAAGCGAACTACGGCCTCGACGTGCCGCTTTACGCCAAGCCCGAGCTGATGCTGGACGACCAGCCTTCGGCGTTGATCCTCTATGACGGAATGACGATCGGGTGGTTCACCGGCGTTGGCTTGCCGAAATACTTCAATTCGACGACCGAAGATCCCGTGAACGCGCGGCGCACCGTCAACGGGACCGACCAGGCGCAAACGATCGCCGGCTATTATTGGAAGTTCAAGCCCGCCATCGTCACCACGACGACGCCCCCGCCCCCCGAACCGGGGCCCGAGCCTGGCCCCGAGCCCGAGCCTGACGACAGGCCGATCATCACCATTTCGTCGGACAAGCCCGTGCGGCTCAAGCTCGGCGACAACGTTGCTGTTTTGCAAGCGGAGGAGGCTTGAATGGAGAGCGTTCTCGCCGAATTGCAGACCGGCCTAACCGCGCTCGCGGCCGCGGCGATCACGGCGCTTTGCGCCTATGTGTTCACGTGGCTGCGCGCCAAGCTTGGCATCGAAAAGAGCGAATCGAACGAGGAGGCGATCAGGCGCGCGGCGCTGACCGAAGCCGGCAAGCTTATGCAAATCGGCGCGATCGACGATCCGCAGCGCCTCCTTGAAAGCGCCGGCAAAGTGATCGCCGACCTACAGCCGCAAGTGAAGGCCGAGGGCTACGACACGGCCGACATAAAAGACATGATCATCGGCGCGGCGGCGACCGTTTTTCCGCCGGCCAACCTCTTGAAGCTCCTGAAATGAGATGGCCGAGCGTCCCAACCTTACCGGCTTGGTCGCGCTATGCGGGGCGCTCGCCGTCCTATCCTTGTTCGCGCTCGTCGATCTCTACGCGGTCCATTCCTGTTTCGGCCTCGCGCGATCCGAGCTGCCGCTTCCCGACCTTTGCTCGGCCGAGCACATCTTTCGGACCTCGCTCGAGATCGGCGGCATGGCGATCGGCCTCTATGGCGTGTCGAAGGTGACGCGCTCATGACCGCCGCCGATCTCGTCATCCCGCCGCCAAGTCCGAAATTGATGGACTATCCATCGACAATCGGGATCGGGATCGGCGTCGTGTTCACGACCATCTTGGTCATCGTGTCGGGCAAGTTCGACCCGACGCACGGCCCGCTCACCATCTCGCTCATGGTCGTCATCGCGTTCATGGGCGTGGCGACGTTTTGCATGTTTTTCACCGTCCCGTCGGACGAAATCACGTCGGGCGTCATCGGCGGCTTAACCGCCGCGTTCGGCGCGGTCGTCGCCCACTGGCTCGGCAAATCTCACCGCAACGGAGGGCCGCCATGAGCCCAATCGGAATCATCCTCATCGTTCTCCTCGTCGTGATCTTGCTTGGCGGCATCGGCGGACCTTGGGGCGTCCCTTACGGCTACGGCGCCGGCCACTACGGCGTCGGCGGAATCGGGCTCGTGCTCGTCATCCTCCTCATCCTCGTTCTGTTGGGGCGCGTGTGACCGACTTTTCCGACTTCACGACGTCGATCAAGGAATGGGCCAACCGCCAGGATTGGAGCGATACGCTCACCACGTCGTTCGTTCGCCAGGCCGAGCAAAAGCTCAACGCCGAATTGCGCGTCGACCGGATGGTTCAATTCGACGAGGCGCTCGTCATCAATCGGTGCGCGCCATTGCCCGACGATTGGCTCGAGTTTGTTTCCGACGCCGGCGTGAAGTTCGCCAACAAGAACGGGGCCGACGGCTTCCTGCCCGTGCGTTACAAGCCGCGCGACGAGTTTTTCAACCTCAACGATAATTGGGCTTTCGGCTATTACACGATTCAGGGCCGCCAGATTTATTTCGGCGGCTCGCCCGACGCGGTGAACGGGATCAGTTACAAGCTCGCCTACTTTGGCGAGGTTCCGGTTTTCGCCGACGCGACCCCTTCGTGGGTCTACACCAAATATCCCAATCTCTATCTGTTCGCCGCGCTCATGCACGCCGACTTGCACGCCGTCGGCGAGGAGCAATCGGCGGGCAATTTGAAACAGCTCGCCGAGGATATGATCGGCAAGCTCAACGCCGAGCATTTGCGCGCCAAGGCCAGCGGTTCGCGGCTTAAACGCTCGCGGGTGAGGAGCTTCGGATGAGCGGCCTCTCGCCCTATGGCGAGGGCGCCGTCCTCGCCGCGATTACCACCACCGCTTACGTGTCGCTGCACTCGGCCGATCCCGGCCCGACCGGGGCGAACGAAATCGTCGCGCCGAACTACGCCCGCCAGGGGCCGATCGCCTTCACCAACGCCGGCTCAGACCCGACCGTCGCCTCGAATAGCGCCATCGTTTCCTATCCGACCGCCGCTCAGACGTGGGGCAATGTCGCCTTCTTCGGCCTTTGGGACGCGGCGACCGGCGGCAATTTCCAGGGATCGAACGCCGTCACGCCGGCGAAATTCGTCGGCGCCGGCGACCTGGTCCGTTTTCTCGCTGGCCAGCTTACGGTCACCGCCACATGACCGCGTTTTACAATCAAGGCCCGTATGGCATCGCGCATTATAGCGCCGGCGAGGGCGTCGACATCGCCGGGACTCTGTCGATCGTCGTCACGACTGCGCCCGCCATTCTCAACGGCGATTTCACCCTCGCCGGCGACTTGCCGATCGTCGTCACGCCCTTGCCGGCCATAACCATCATCGGCCCGCTTTGGGAACCCGACACGCCTTGCCCGGCCCCGCCTTGGGGGGCGAGCACGCCTTGCCCCGATTCGGTATGGGGCCAATCGCCGCAATGCCCCGACCCCGGTTGGACGCCTAGTGAGGCGTGTGATGGCTGATGAGCCGCGACCGAAATTTGGCGAACCTCGGGTGGACGTGAAATCCATGCGATCGACGGTTCTTTGCTTGCTCACTCCTGGTCGCCCAACGGCAATTTTGCGGCTCGTAGTTGCCATCGTTGTTCCCGCGATCAAGCGTATGCTTTGGAGTTGGTCGCTGGCCCATGTCAGCAAGAAAGCTGCCGTAGTCGAGCCACCGCTCGCAAACCGAAATGCCCCGGCCGCCATAGTTTTTGTACGATGGATCACTAGGCTTGCTGCATCGGCGACGCATTGCTTCCCAAATTTTATATTCAGGCATGTTGGTTCCGCCATGCGTCCGCAATCGCTGGCTTACTTCGTCGCGCTTAAGGCAACCACAAGAGCGAGTGCTCCCATTTCGCAAGGAACCGCTCGGGACGAACCATTCGACTCCGCAGTCGCAGCGACAAAACCAGCCTTCGCGTGCATTCTTGCCATAGGAAACAACCGTCAGACGGCCGAACCGTTGGCCCGCAAGGTCAATGAGGTGCTTCATGGCTGATAGTTTAACACCCAATTTCTCCATCACTAAGCCAGAGGTGGGAGCAAGCGACGACACTTGGGGAAGTAAAACAAACTCAAATTGGGATATTGTCGATAGTCAAATGTTCGCCAACCAAGGTGCGGCGAGTTCAGCCAGCGCGGCGGCCGCAGCGGCGCAGAGCACGGCCAACGCCGCCCAATCGACCGCCAACACCGCCAACACGACGGCGAACGCCGCCTTGCCGAAAGCCGGCGGAACGATGACCGGGGCGCTCATTCTCGCGGCGGGCGAACCATCGGCGGCTCAAGCCGCAGCACCCAAGACCTATGTCGACACGAAGGCCGGCGCGGGCCTTCCCGAAGCGCCGACCGACGGCGCGACCTATGGCCGGGTGAGCGCCAGTTGGGGAAAGACCTTGCCGCTCTCGGGCGGAACGATGACCGGGCCAATTACCCTCGCCGCCGACCCCGCCGCAGCGTTGCAGCCCGCCACCAAGCAATACGTCGACGCGACGAACATCCGCTATCGCAACAGGATCATCAACGGCGATATGGCGATCGATCAGCGCAACGGGGGGACGTTTATCGCCCAGCCAGCTACTACGGTTTATGTCATAGATCGGTGGAAGTTAGGCAATGCGTCTAATCTTGCTAGTAAGGGCAGTATGGGACAGATTGTTCAAAATACAGCAGCGATTGCCGTGAATGGTTTTCAATATAATTTGAGCTATTCCACAACGACTGCTTATTCTGTGGCTGCTGCTGACAATTTGAGTTTTTATCAAACGGTTGAGGGGATCAACTTTAATGACGCGAATTGGGGCACGGCGAACGCGCTGCCGGTTACGTTAGAGTTCTGGGCGCAATCGTCCGTTTCTGGGACTTATGCCGGGTCGATTAAAAATGGCGCTACTGGCCGCTCCTATGTGTTCACTTACACGATCAATGCTACGAACACTTGGCAAAAAATTCGCATTAACATTCCCGGCGATACGGCTGGAACGTGGAACGTCGCTGCGAACGCCGCTGCGCTTTTCCTTCAATTTGGCATTGGTGTCGGCTCTACTTATCAGGCTCCGTCCGCTAATACTTGGGTAGCGGGTAATTTTACTAGTGTTACTGGCGTGGTCTCGATGCTAGCGCAGTTTGGAAGTTTATATATTACTGGCGTTGCGCTGATGGTCGGCGCGGCGGCGGCCAATGCCGAGCCCGAGTTCCGCAAGTTCTCTGACAATATGCTCGACTGCCAGCGGTATTTCTCCATGTTCGTCGCTGGAGCCGGGGCAGCATATCCCACAGCTTCGTCAGCAACGGCTGTTTCAGGCTTCGTTTATCCTGTCACTATGCGAGCTGGG